CCATCAATCAAACCAGATGGAACATAGGTTATAGAATCATCTGATATTTTTATTCCTTGATTTGGTCCATGAACTCCGCCACCGGCAACTTCAATACCTTTGTCGTTATACATGTAAAATTCTTCGATCTTCTTTATTTTTTCTATGCCGGTTTCTGGGTCCAAAGCTTTTTCAACTTGTCTAACCTTTTTAATTTTGGTTGGATCAATGTATCTAAGTTCTGCTATACCACCTTTAGGATTTTTACTATTAATGATTTTGTGAAAATAAATTCTACCATCAACATACCATCTACGAAAAAGGTCATGACCCTTTTCTTCAAATTTTAGAAGTCTTAAAACCTCCTCAAATTCATCTCTAATTTTCTTTTTGATTCTGTCTGGATAGGGTAGATTGTCTAATTCAATCTGTACAGATATATCGCTTTCATTAGACACAATGCCTTCATTAACGATATCTTCAATCGCAGTGTCACACTCTGCTTGTTGTGCTATGTCACGATATCGCCTGATTAAATCAATATCGGCTCTATCTCGACCATCAGTATCTAAAACAGAACTATAAAATCCACCGCCTGGAATTTCGATAGTACCATCATCAGAGGAAGGACTTGTAAAAGATACAATGTCCTTCTCATCAGTTTTCTTAGTAATTCTAAATCCAAAAAGTTCAGCCATAATAACTCCTACTAACTCTTATATTTAGTAGGTAAAAAATTAGACAAAATTTACGCTAGAGGCTTCAAAGTGTTGATATCTCCAAGTAACTTCAAAAGTCTCAATCGCATCTGCTTGGTCATTAGTTAACTCTATTGCAGAAAGTGAAGTAGGCCATGCACTTCTAAAGATATAACTTTTGAGAATTGTATCATCTCTATCTAACTGTTCAACCTGTAAGTCAGTTTGATAATCTGCAAGAGCAGTTACTCCAGTTGCTTCTGCGAGATCGTTTATACCATTCATCCACAATTCTATAGAGTTACGAACCATAAAGTCAGTATCGTTCATGAATGTAACTGTCCAAGCGTCATCAAAGGTTCTGTCTCCAGCGAGATAAATCTGTCTTCCTCTAAACGGGATTGCAATTTCACCTAAAGTTTGTGCTGGAAGATTAGATGCTGTCACCAAGAATGAAGCCCTACGAACATCCAGACCAATTGCAATTCCAGATGGTGGAGTAATGGTAACTCTATATTGATTTGCCCGAGCGCCTCCGCCAAGTAAATTTGCTTTAAAATCATCTATCTGTGCCATGTAAAGTTACTCCTTAAAATTGTCCTACTACTTCACTAAACTCTACACCAGTGCGAACCGCAATAAAGTTAAGAGTAATGAAGTTAATTGATCTGGCTGGCTTGATATAAATGTCACCAATAAACTCATTTCGGTCTATGACCTCACCAGTATTGTTTGTATCGTCACAAACTACTCTAAAGTCAAAGATACCCCTACGACCTTGAACATCTCTCAAGAAAGGTTCAATGAGATTTCTAAATTGTGCTCTTGTAAATTCATCGTTGAACTCAAAGAGAGAGAACTTCGCAGCAGTTGAAATAGCTTTTTCCAAAACCAAGAACAATCTTCTAACATTGATTCTATCAAATGCACTGGGTTTTGCAAGTGCAGTCTTATCACCAAATAATACTACACCTTGGCCTGGAAAATCAACAATAGGATTAATTCTTGCCCGATACAGTTGATCTCTTTCAGATTTCTTGGGATTGTAAGAGAGTTTAATTGCACCTCTCACATTACCTCTGTTAAACCCACCTGGCGAGAACCAAGCGTCAGCAACTTGATCTGTGAAAGCACAAAGTCCAGCTGTATCACCATTCATTGGGACGAACCGGAAAACATCGTTGTATTTGTCATACATTTGTTTATATGAACTATCAAATACCATATATGAGGATGAGGGACAAAGGTCAAATGCATCAACAACATTATCTGTAGCAGTTATAGAACTTGAAACCCCTACAGTTGCAGAACGGTGTGGAGAAGCAAAAGCAACACAATCTCTTCTTGTTTCTACAAGTGCGTGTAACATGGTAACATGTGTATCTTGTGTGGATGCAGTATCACCGGCACCACCACCTTTACCACCAAGAATAAGATTAACATCAACCGACTCTGTGTCTTCAAAATTATCATAAGCTATTTCAAGTTCTCCAGCAGTTACCGCATAATCATCAGCACCATTTTTAAGATTTGATGTTGTTGGTGTATCCAATGCAGCGTATGAAGTACCACCAATTTCAAGCTCGATTTTGCCATTTTCGTCTTCATTTGAAGTACCAGTAGCATCTAGAACAATATTATCTCCAGCATTTGCACCGGCGCCGTCAGTTCCACCATCTTCCATGACGATCTGACTTGTTTCACCAGTGAAGTCTGTTCCCCAGTTTGTTCCAGCACTATTGTGGTCCATCCAGTAAACAAAACTAGAAGTCCTAAAAATTTTGTCTGCATAGTAAACACTATCACCTTGTGGTGATTTACAATTTGGATTTTTAGAGAGGTTTGCAAATGTCTCTAAGACAGCACTTGTTCTATTACCATTACTCTCTACAGCAAATCCATTAATGTCTCCTTGTTGGTCATATACAACAACATGAATCTCATCTAGTGTTCCTCTTTGGTTTTGTGTAGCATAATCTGATGTGCCTGGAGCAGCATCAAACAAATCATAAAATCTCCACCGGCGTCTAATATTTGTACCCGAAGCAATTGTGCTTTGAAGACCAACACCATTCGGATCGTCTTTGAGTTTAATTGTGATAGTAGAAGCATCAGCAGCCGTTACTTGATATTCAAATCCTAGTGTTTCACCAAAATTAACAATATCATGAATGGTGAAAACTGTACCATCAGTCACACTAATAACTGTCTGACCAAGAGCCTCTTCAGCACTTGTGGTTGTTACAGCAGTTTCTTCATATGCAGTTGCATTAGCACAAATGGATACACCCAACGAATTACCATGTATTCCTGCGGTTCTTGCCGCCCACTCACCAACTGAAGCTTGACCATCTTTAAATGAATCTTCATAGTGATCGTCATCACGAATAAGAATTGATGTTCCAGATGCTATCGCATTAGTAACACCAGATTCGCAACGAACAACTTTTAGTTGGTCTGTATATTGAAGAAAATTTGCAGCGGTGAAGAATGTTTCAAACTGATTTGAACTATTTTGGGGTTTCCCAAAAACTTTGACCAAATCTTCTTCACTACCAACAGTTACGATTGAATTAACTGGACCCTTTTCAAAAGCACCAGCAATAGCACCAATCGATGTTGAAACTGCTGGGACAATTGTTGTAAGATCAATTTCTCTTACATGTACGCCAGGAGACTTTAAAAAACTCATTTCTTTACTCCTTTACCGAAGTCTTGTTGTATTTAAGAATATTTATAATATTTCATTTCCTAAACTGACCGTTTTATAAGTGTTATAACTTATAAATAAATACCATGAATGAACACTATGAAAAATACAAAGAGACAATCAAAAGAGTATCTCGTAGAAACTATCACAAAAGAATCGTGATATTAAATGAGTTTCTAGCAGATAAATCGTGTATTCACTGTGGTGAAAGCGAAACTATCTGTCTGAAATTTCATCCTCATGACTCCAAAATTCGCAGGCTAACAAAACGAGTGGGCACCAATAATAAAAGTAGAAAAGAAATATTTCATTTAATAGATGAATCAAAAATTTTGTGTTCAAACTGTTTTATCAAAGTTGATAATGACCTAATAGAATTTATTTAAGTTTTTACCAATTTGTATTGTAGTCTCTAACTACAGATGTCCACCTAGTTCCGTATTCATCAATCTCATCTTCAAAGGGGTCATCAACGCCATTCACTATAAAACCAAATGGAGCCATGTCCTGTTCCAGCATATCTTGTTGTTCTTTCATCATGGTCATTCTTATGTCGTTGTCAGTGAGTTCTTTAAAGTATGTCTGGTCTGTGGCCCAACTAAACATGAACATACAAGCAACCAAGTCATCATTACACCCATCATCAGCGGCATAGGATGGACCTCTACTAATAAATGTAGATAATTCATTAACACAGTCATAATCTTCAACAATTAGTTTATTATCCTCGATTAATTGTTTAAGATTTGAACATCCAATCTTCTTTACAGCTTTAGTTGTTCTAACCCCCAATTGCGCCCTGCCCCCTGAGAAGCCTGCTCCAAGGACTTGGCCCGCTCGGCCACGCATAGAAGCCATGACTAGGTTCTCATACTCCAAATCAAACTGTAAAGTGTTTGCGACCTGTTCACCAATATCATTTACCTCAACCATTACATATGCATTATTATAAGCCTTCGCAACTTCATGTATCTTGGTAGGAAACAGTAGTGGTTTTATTTCATTGTCTCTAAACTTTGCAACAATCTTGTATGGAATTTCTGTAACATCAAAAACCACAAATGCAGAATAGTCATTTGCAGTTCCTCTAGAAACATCAGCGGTCAGCATGTATGTGCGTTTTTCTTCTGGACGAGTGTGAATATCTATTCCAGCGTTTGAGTGAATGGGTGTTTTATAAGTCAGCTGTTTTAATTTCACTGAACTTATCAAAGTATTGATTGAACCTAAAAACTCACATTCAAACTCTGAATTAAATTGTGACTCAGATGTGTTTCGTATAGTTTCTATTTTCCACGCTTCATCACGGCCAGGAACTTCACTCCAATGAACCTCTACAGGAATATAGTCGTTTCTTTTTTCTTGTGCGTCCACCCATATCTTATAGAACATATTCATGCCATGAGGGGTTGACACCATAATAACTTTTGTGTTTTGACCAGAGGTAATTGTCGGATAGACAGCAGCGAAGAACTGCTCTGCGATATTTGATGGAACGAATGCAAACTCATCCAAGAAAATCACATTGTATGAACCTCCTCGAATTGCACTTGAAGATGTAGCAGCTGCTATAACTTTACTACCATTCTCTAGCTCTATATTACCCTTGTTCCAAGCTATGATGCCTTGTTGCATCCATTTGGGAAGGTTTTCGTATGCAAGTTGTAGTCTACTTAAAATATCTCTTGCAGTTGAGGATTTATTGGCGAGAACAGCGATATTTACATTTGGTTTAAACAATGCGTAGTGTAAGAGGTAACTGATGATAATTGTTGATTTACCAGATTGTCTAGGCAACTTAAAAATAGAAAACCTATTTTCGTGCATAGTTGAAACCATACCTTTTTGAAAATCATACATCTCAAAAGGCACAAGACCCTCATCTAATGAAACAATCTGTACATAGTTCTCTATGAAATAAAGCGGGTCTTCAGCACACTTATGATACTCTTGAATATTTTCTTTTGTAAACTCAACAGCAGTATTTGTTTTCTTTAGATTCGGATTGCCCAAATATTGGTCTTGGTTAGCCATGTTATTTCTCTTTTAACATTTTTTGCAATTCAGCAGTACTCCCCACAAACAAAGCATTTGTCACATTTTTAGGTGCGTTGTTTGGCACCTCTTTGAGTTTTCTCATTTTCTCTTGTAGGTCACCAAGTTTTTCAGTGACTTCAGCAACCTGTTTAATAAGGTTTCCGGCAACTTCATATGCCCGTGGATGGTCCGATTCTTTGGCGAGTTCCAGTATTCCTTCCACTGCATCCGTTC